TTACTTGTTAAGGGCTGTACTTAATCCGTTCACTCCATATAGAATACCATATAACGCTTTCCCATACGAAAGAAACCCATATAATTTCTTTGGTATTGGTGTAGCAGAGAATATGGATGATAGTCAACAGATTATGAATGGTCATGCAAGAATGGCTATAGATAACTTAGCAATGTCTGGTTCTCTAGTGTTTGATGTAGATGAGTCTGCTTTAGTTGGTGGACAATCAATGGAAATATATCCGGGTAAAGTCTTTAGAAGACAAGCTGGAATGCCGGGACAAGCTATACATGGTTTGAAGTTTCCTAATACATCACAAGAAAACTTAATGATGTTTGATAAGTTTAGACAACTTGCAGATGAACAAACAGGTATACCTAGTTATTCACACGGTCAAACAGGTGTTCAAAGTATGACAAGGACTGCTTCTGGTATGTCTATGTTACTTGGAGCATCAAGTTTAAATATTAAAACAGTTATCAAAAACCTTGATGACTTTTTATTAAAGCCACTAGGGGAGTCTTACTTCCAGTGGAACATGCAATTCTTAGAAGATGAGTTGGATGTTAAAGGTGATTTAGAAGTTAAAGCTACTGGAACAAATAGCTTGATGCAGAAAGAAGTTAGAAGTCAAAGACTTACTATGTTCTTACAAACTGCACAAAGTCCTGCTATTGCTCCATTTGTTAAGATTTCTAAACTCGTAAGTGAACTTGCCTACAGCTTAGACTTAGACCCTGATGAAATACTCAATGACCCTGAAGAAGCTGCAATCATGGCACAAATAATAGGAATGCAGAATGCTGGACAAACAAATGGCGAGGAAGCTCAACCCGGTGGTGAACAGCCCCCAATGGGAGGACCTCAAGGAGTACCTCAACAACCTCAAGAACTTGGAGCTACAGGCACTGGCGGTGGCAACATCGGAACAGGAAATGTACCGGTTGCAGGGGAGAGTGAGTTCTCTGGTACGGTTGGAGCAACTGGACAAGCAGGTTAGAGAAGCAATTAACAGAAAAGAGGAAGAGTAATATGTTAAATTTTATACAATCAATAAACGAATGGATAGCAGTAATACCATCTATAGTAATGGGAGCATCTTTAATTTGTTCTCTTACACCTACACCAAAAGATGATGCATGGGTAGGTAAAGCTTACAAGATATTAGACTGGTGTGCATTAAACGTAGGTAAGGCTAAACAATAATGAAAAGAAAAGGAATGTTAGACGAAGACAGATACGGAATGAAAGATGGTGGACCGGGCATAGAAGCTCTTAGAAAAGAAGCACCAGAAGTTGTTAAACGTATGGGTTATGAAGAAGGTGGAGAAATAGATGACCAAATGTTAATGGTTATGACACCACCAATGGAATCTGAAATGGAATCAGAGATGCCTATGGAATCAGACGATGACATGGAAGATAACTATACAAGATTTATAATGGAAGAAGCATTAAGCGAAGAAGAAGAAGATATGCTAACTTCCAAACTAGAACAAGACGAGGAACTATCTATGTTATTTGATAAGATAATAGATGTTGCTCAAGAATTTGCTGGGTCTGGTCCTGTTAATGGTCCGGGTTCAGGAGTCTCTGACAGTATACCTGCTAGGTTATCTGATGGAGAATTTGTCTTTACTGCAAAAGCTGTAGAAGAAATCGGAGAAGACACTTTAATGTCTATGATGAAAGATGCTGAAGCTGCTGCAGATGAAAGACAAGATTTAGCTGAAGGCGGAATGCCTGAAGATAATAATGTAAACGTACAAGCTGATGCGTTGTTAGGAATGGACATGTCTCCAGACCCAACACAAGAAGCTATAAACGAAAACATGATTAAATATCAGCCATACGTAAGAAGCTAAACAAACTAACGATAAAGCCACCCTATTAGCGTAGGCACTTTATCATTTTAATAACCGAAAGGCTACCTTTACAAACAAGCCCTCTAGTCGACATAGAGCTACCTTGTGAAACAAGCCCTGAGTAGGAGAATAGAAAATGACTAATACAGTCCAACAGGAAGAACAAGCGAATCCTTATAACGCAAAGAAAGATTACCACGTAGAAGATAAACCTTTTACCCCTGCTAATCAATTATATTTTGAAGAGCCTTCTGAAAAGAATAAACTCTTTGATAGTGATGACATTACTGAAGTTAAGTCTACAGATAATGTTAAAACAGAAAATCTGGATACTCCTTATAAGAAACCAGATTATAAAAAAAGATATGATGATTTAAAAAAGCATTACGATAGTAAGCTTAACGAGTTTAAATCTAGAGAACAAGAGTTAATTGAAGAGGCTACTAGTAATAGAACCGAATACAAAGCTCCTAAATCTCCAGAAGAACTAGAAGAGTTTAAAAATAACTATCCTGATGTTTATGAAGTCGTAGAAACCGTTGCTCATTTACAATCTGAGACTAAAGCAAAAGTTCTAGAAGAACGCCTTAGTAAACTCCAAGAAAGAGAAAATCAACTAGTACGACAAGATGCAGAGAAAAGATTAATGGAAAGACACCCTGATTTTGAAGATATCAGAAACAGCGATGACTTTCATGGTTGGGCAAAAGAACAGCCTAAGTCTATCCAAGACTGGATATACTCAAACGCTGACGATGCTGACTTAGCTTCACGTGCATTAGACTTGTTTAAAAAGGATTTTGGGATTGAACCTACTAAGACTAAGTCATCTTCTAAACAGACTAGAAAATCTGCTGCTGATATGGTCTCTACTAAAACAAAAAGTATAGAACCTAATCAACAAAAGGTTTGGTCTGAAAAGGAGATTGCTGCTATGAGTATTGCAGAATTTGATAGATTTGAAAAAGAGATATCAGATGCAATGCAAATGGGCAGAATCGTAAAATAACTATTAAAACTTAAAGGAATAATATCATGGCTCAATATTTTGAACCCGCAACTGATACCGATGCAAACTTTGCAAACTCCATAAGTGGACAAACTAATAGTTTCTTCCTACCTTCCATATACTCTAAGAAAGTTCTTAACTTTTTCAGAAAGGCAAGTGTAGTTGAAGCTATTACTAACACCGACTATGCCGGTGAGATATCTGCTTACGGAGACTCTGTAAAAATCATTGGTGAACCAGTAATCTCTGTATCTGACTATACAAGAGGTTCTGACACAACTGCAACTAAACTAACTGATGCTGAAACAACTCTTGTTGTTGATAGTGCTAAAGCTTTCAAATTCATCGTAGATGATATTGAAACTAAAATGTCACATGTCAACTTCAAAGAAGTAGCTTCAAGCTCTGCTGCATATGCTCTTAAAGATGCGTATGATTCTGCTGTACTAGCAACTATGTTTGCTGGTGTATCAGCTTCAACTCCTGACCACATTATTGGTACGGATAATGCAACTGCTGATGCAACTTTAGCAGGAAGTAATTCTGTAGACCTATTAGGTTCTGACGGAACTGGTGTAGATGCAATTGACCTTATGGCAAGATTTGCTAAACTATTAGACGAACAAAATGTACCTGAAGAAGGTAGATGGTTCGTAGCTCCTCCTTCATTCTATGAAGAATTAGCTAAAGCTGACTCTAAGTTAATGTCTGTTGACTTTAACGCTGGACAAGGCTCTATCAGAAATGGTTTAGTATCAAGTGGTAAACTAAGAGGATTTGACATGTACAAATCTAATAACGTTGCTACTCCAACTAATGCTACTGGTAAATGTATGGCTGGTCACATTTCATCAACTGCTACTGCTAATACTATTCTTTCAACTGAAGTGTTGAGAGACCCATCATCATTTGGTGATATAGTAAGAGGCTTACATGTCTATGGTGCGAAAGTACTTAGAGATGATGCTTTAGTAAGTGCATTTTATGTAATTGACTAATTGTCAAAACTCGGGGGAGGCTTCGGTCTCCTCCACTTTTTAAAACAAGGAGATAAAAATGAAATACGGAAAAGAAAAAAGAAAAGAGATGATGATGGGTGGATATAACATGAAGCCTAGAGATAAAAAAATGGGTGGTGGTAGAATGATGTATGTTAAAGGTGGTTCAGTTCAGCCTATGTATGGTCATGGAGAATGTCCAAAAGCTAAAGCTAACTAAGCATGAAAGTTAAAGCACCTAAAGGACACCATTGGATGAAACAAAAAAATGGTACGTTTAAATTAATGAAACACACAGGTAAGTTTGTAAAACATAAAGGTGCAAGTTTAGAAGCAAACTTTCCAATTCAAAAGGTTCACAAAAAATAATGGCTACAACATATCTTGACATAACTAACGAAGTACTAAGAGAACT